GGGTGTTTCGGTGTCAGCTTCAATCTTGATAGTTTGCATTATTTTCACTAAGCAACAGCCGCATATCTCATCGTTAGTTGGTTTCTTGCAACACTTGCAATTGTTTGTTCCTTCATGTTTATCGTCACGGCATTCATGGTAACATACATTTTCCTGCGTTTCACAGCATAAACAGTAGTCTTTATCCTTTCTTTTAACTGTTGCAGTGTATTGACCGCAGCAATCACACATTGTGAACGTTTCTATTTGTCGGCAGTTCATGTGATGTTTGCATTGACCATCCCACCCTAAATCGTTCACGTGTATGTGTATTTCGTGCGTCCATGCATCGATTGATAACCAATTTTTCAACTTATCTCCGTGTTTGCTGATGATTTCGGGTGTTTTGGCTAACGTCATTATATTCCTAATTACGTCAGCCATTGTACTGTCATTGTTGAAATCCTGTAAGCACAATTCCAACATCATTTGATATATTGTCAACAGTATTTCACTTCCGTTGTAATTTTTAACCCAGCTCTCAATTGAGTCATGTATTTTTTGTCTTTTGATCAACATGTTTGCTACGTAAACGTGCGTCTTGAGCTCCATTGGTGTCAATTGTTTATTGGCCAATTCAACACCACGTTTATTAAAGCTGTACCAACTCAACGCTGCTGCATATTCCATCATGATCTCATTCCCCACTTTTCCAGTTATGTTTTTGTTCATCAGACGGTTTATTAATGTCCTGTTTAGTGTGTATTTCTGCATTGTCAATTCGGGCACTCCCAATGACGATACTATGCCTTGCTTGAAGATTGGTATCTCAAAGGATGCTTCATCAACGGTATTCATTAATTGTAATCTGTTTCTTAGTGTTGTAAGCACCATGATTTGACAACCACTAAAAGCTTTCCTGCCAATGACACTCACCACTTTTCCAGACGCGAGTCTCATAGTGGATTCTCCAGATAAAAGGTTTCCGACTGTTGTTATTCCATAAGTTACACTAGACATGTTGTAATTGAACAAAATTTTCCCGTTGTCATTAATGTATGATCCTACGTTTAGTTCAAGACTTCCCCTGTCTGAGTGACCGATAACTGGACAAATACACAACACAAACTCATACTTCATCAAGTCATCCACGCTAGGATCAT